GCAGGAACAGGTGCGGCGGTTGTCGCAACATCCGAGACAGCCACCTTCGCTGACCGGGTGGTTGCCGGGGCTGTCTTTGTGTTCGTCGCGGCGTTGATCATCTACCTGATTGTTAAGCGTCGTCGAGAAAAGCAGCAGCTTGAGAAGGTAGGCGCGTATGTCGATCAGTACCGCAAAACGAGGGAGTAGTTTGCGATGGCAGCGGCGGTTCTCGTTCCTATTCTGACCAATATTGGAGCCCCGATCCTGAAGAAGCTTCTGGTTGACAAGCTTCCTTCCGGGGTTGTCAAGGATGTGTCAGAGGCAGTCGTTGACACGATTGCCAGCAAGATCGGTGTTCCCTCTACGCCTGAGGCTATCGCAGAGGCGTTCGAGAAAAGCCCCGAGGTCGTCAAGGCAGCGGTGCAGGAAACCGAGAACGAGTTTCGAGACCTTCTGGACCGGGATGCGCTTTTTGCCCGTGAGGACTCCCGGGAGCATTGGTTCTCGTGGGCTTGGCGTCCGGCGCTGTCGTGGGCACTGCTTTACCTGTTCATCTGGAATGCGACCCTTCAGCCGCTGCTGGCGGTGGCGCTCAAGGCCAACCTCCCCGCCGTGCCCTATGACACGCTGGTGGCGTTCGCGGGTATCTGGCTGACGATCTACGGCGGCGGGCACACGGTCAAGGCCGTGTTTGGAAAGGCATAGTCATGACGACGCCAGAGATGTTCGCGCTGTTGGAGAAAAGGGTTGCTGAGCTGGAACTGTGGCGGGTCGAGATGCAGGCCCGCTACGACGAACAGAAGTTGCACATTGACAGCCGTTTCGACGCCCTTGACAAGAAAATCACGGAGATCGGGAGCGACCTGAAATGGGCGTCCCGCACCTTCATCGGCGCGATCATTCTGGCCGTGGCTGCCTTTGTCATCAAAGGGGGGTTGAACCTTGGTTAATCTGGTTTCGATCAACATTCCGCCCGGTGTGGTCCGCGGTGCGACGCCGCTGGATGCCAAGGGCCGTTGGTGGAACACAAACCTCGTGCGCTGGCGCAACGGGGTGTTGGAACCTGTCAAGGGTTGGTCGAAAATCCACACGACCCCGCTTGAAGGCGGGCGCATCCGCAAGCTCGATGTGTGGCGTGACAACCTGAATTTCCGCCACATACTGGCCGCGACCGACCAGAAAATTTTTGTCGATCTGACTGATGTCACTCCTGACGGCTTCTCTCCGTCGCTGCCTTCTATCGGCTTCACAGGCTACGGTGTCGGCGAGTACGGCATGGAAGAGTACGGAACCGAGCGGTCGGAAGTCTCTTATGACATGCAGGTGTCGCCGCCATACTGGACGTTTGCCCGCTGGGGCGAGGACATGTTGGCGGTGATGTCTGTAGACGGCAACCTTTACCATTTCGATGCGACATTCCCCGCGCAGGCGTTCCAGCTAGTCAACGAGGCTCCTACCAATAACGTCGCAGTGCATGTTACTCCCGAGAGGCACGTGCTCCTATTGCAGTTGGGTGGCAATCCGCGTCGTCTTGGGTGGAGTTCACGCGAGTCCCTGACAGATTGGGACTTCATGTCCACCACGAACACCGCGGGCTTCCTCGATCTTGAGACCGCGACCCCGCTTCTGAAGGCGGCTGACAGCCGTGCGGGGACGCTCATATTTTCGCATTCTGACGTTTTCTTGCTGCCCTATGTTGGCTTGCCGTACATCTACGGGCGTCAGTGGCTGGGAAAGACGCGGGTGCTGAACCCTGACACGATTGTTCATGAGAACGGCAACGTGTTCTGGTGGGCGACCGATGGCTTCAAGATGTGGGACGGTGGGCAAATCCTGCATCTGGATTGCCCGGTGTGGGACTACATCATGTCGCGGTCGGACCTGCGGTATCTCCGCACTTTCGCCCACGGCGGCGGTCTTGGGCTGTACCCTGAAATCTGGTGGTTCTACCCGTCCGCGGAAGCCGGTGCCACGTGTGACAGCTATGTGATGTTCAATTATGTCGAAGGCTGGTGGGCAATCGGCTCGCTGTCACGGTCGGCAGTTGTTGCGGCGGATGCTGACCGCTACCCCTACATGGGCGGCGAGGACGGCTTCATCTACCAGCACGAGAACGGTTGGTACGGTGCGATGGGCGGCAATGTCAGGCCGATTTTTGCCGAGACGGCGGCCTTGTCAGTCGGTACGGGAAGCCGGGTGGCTGACATAAAGCAGGTTCTGCTTGCCACCGGACATGGCTATGACGCACTGCGGCTCCGGTTCTATACGAACCTCGCCCCGGAAGGTCCGGGCCGGGTGTTCGGTCCTTACCGGGCTCGCCCGGACGGTTACACGGACGTGCGTGTCACGGGCCGGGATGTCAGGCTCCGGTTTGAGGCTGTCAAGGACACTGACTGGTCGCTGGGAGAAACACGGATGGATATTTCCGTGTCCGGCGCACGGTAGGGGTTGTGTATTGAACACAAGAGGTTGATGTGATATGGTAAATTTCAATCCGCCACTGCCCCCGCCAGGGCATCTGTCAATCTATCTGACAAGCCTGGTCGAGGCCCTTCGTCGGGTGCTCCTTCCCCTCGTTTCAAAAGACGAAGCGGTAAGCCGGATCATCCTACTTTCCCCGAATGGTACTGCTTATGACCTTCGCGTGAAGGATGACGGCACGCTGGAAACGGTGCGAAACGATGGAAAGAGTGGGTGAAGCAGAACTGCTTGAGAAAATGCAGAAGGCGCTTCAGCTTCCTTGGTCGCGCGAGGATATAACCCGGATCGCCGATCATCTACGCGAAGGGCGGCTGCAAGCTTTCTGGAATGCAGAGGCGATTGTCCTGACAGAGATTTGCTCAAGCCCCGTGCGATCCTTCCTCAATGTCTATCTGGTGGCCGGGAAGCTGAAAGCTCTTGAGAAGCTGAAGCCGTATGTCGTTGCTCATGCCCGCGAGCACGGCTTGACAGAAATTCAAGGCTTGGTCCGACCCGAGTGGGCGGCGTACCTGAAGCGAAAGGGGTGGGTCAAGTGGGCTGAACTTTGGCATTTGCCAGTTGACAAGTGGGGTGAGTGAAGGATGGTGGACACTCCTAGCACGCAGACAACTATTAGTAAGGTCGAACTCCCGCCTTTTATTGAAGAGGCGGCGAAGAAGAACCTTAAAATCGCTGATCAACTGGCGCAGCGGCCCTATGAGGCTTACACGGGGCCGCTTACGGCTGATCTGTCAGACCTTCAGAAGGCTGCAAACCAGCAGGCTCTCGCCAATTCTACCCAGTGGAACCCGGCATTCCAGAGCGCGATCAACACCGCTCAGGGTGTCGCCGGTGCGCAGACGCCGACCTTCGCCGGTAGCGACCTCTCTCCCTACATGAACCCCTATCTCGATGAAGTCGAGAAGCGGGCGCTTGACAACACGCAGCGAAGCCTTACCAACACGCTCAACACCATTGGCGACAGCGCGATTGCTGCCGGTGCGTTCGGCGGCTCGCGCCATGGCGTTGCAGAAGGTGTCGCGGCGGCGGAAGCCGCCCGTGCAATGGGAGACCTGTCGGCGCAGCTCCGGGCACAGGGCTTCGAGACTGCTTCCGGCCTGCTGAACCAAGACCTCAATCGTACACTACAGAACCGCGCGCTTCAGCTTGAGTCCGCAAGCACGGTTGGCGGGCTGGCGTCGGCTGGCTCCGAAGCCGGGCTCAAGAATGCTACGCTGCTCGGGGCGCTCGGGGAGCAGCAGCGTGCTGTCGAGCAGCAGAAGCTTCAGGAGCAGTATGCGAAGTGGCAAGATGAGCGCAATTATCCGCTTCAGCAGCTCAATCTTCGCCTCGCCGCGCTCGGTGCGACGCCTTACGGTAGCACGCAGTCGCAGCAGACGACAGGTGGCGGCGGCGGTGCCAACACTGCGTTGCAGCTTGCGGGCGGTATCATTTCTGTCCTGCCGTTCCTTTTCATGTCTGACAAGCGGGAAAAGACTGACATCGAAAAGCTCGGCAAAGACCCCGAAACCGGGCTCACGATGTACGCCTACCGCTATAAGGGCGACCCAAAGAGTTATCCGAAGGTGGTTGGCCCGATG